ATATTTAAATGTTTCAATAATTTCACTATCATTATCATTATCATTATCATTATCATTATCATTATTATTATATTTATTAAATACATTCGGTAGAGGACAAATATTATATTTATTAATAATATTGGAATATATTCCACGTATATATTGCATTGGATAAATAAGTGGTGAAAACTTTACAAATATATTTTGTTTAAATATATCATTATTATCATCTTTTACATTTACAATATATGTATTTTCAGATTCTTTAGATATACATTCATCTATATCCAATTCATCATAAATATTTGTATCAAATGATTTTTCTATATCCAATTCATTACATATATCATTAAATGGAAAATATGTTTGTATATTAGAAATATCATTGTCAACTTTATATATTGAATCAAAAAAACGTTTTTTACTTAATGTTGTATATGTTATATTTATCATATAAATAATTTAATATGTATGCTATATATTGTTATAGATATTTAAACTTATTTAATTATATTAACATAATCATAACTTCGTTTAAAAAAAAAGAAAATAATCTATCTTATGATTATCAAAAGTAATATTCATGAATTTACAATTAAAAAAATTTAATATGAAAAATATAACATTTAAACCAAATGAAAATAAAGGACCTGTAATAGTTCTAATTGGTAGAAGAGATACTGGAAAATCATTTTTAGTTAGAGATTTATTATATTATCATCAAGATATACCTATTGGTACAGTTATAAGTGGAACCGAAGCTGGTAATGGATTTTATAGTACTCATGTTCCAAAACTTTTTATTTATGATGAATATGACAATAAAATTATCGAAAAATTACTACAACGTCAAAAAATGGTATTAAAACAAATTAAAAATGAAGAAAAAAACTTTGGTCGTTCAAATATTGATCCACGTGCGTTTATTATTATGGATGATTGTTTATATGATAATAAATGGTCAAGTCAAAAAATTATGAGAATGCTTTTTATGAATGGTCGTCATTGGAAAATTATGTTAATTATTACTATGCAATATCCTCTTGGTGTTCCTCCTAATTTGAGAACAAATATTGATTATGTATTTATTTTAAGAGAACCATATATAAGTAATCGTAAGAAGATATATGAGAATTATGCTGGTATGTTTCCAACATTTGAATCATTTTGTCAAATAATGGATCAATGCACGGAAAATTATGAATGTTTAGTTATAGATAATAATGCAAAATCAAATCGTTTAGATGAGTTAATATTTTGGTATAAAGCAGAACATCATAATACATTTCGTTTAGGATCTAAACAATATTGGGAATTATCAAAAAATATACCATCAGATGATGAAGAAGAAATATATGATCCATTATCTGATAGAGGTAAGAAGAAGGGTCCTGTAATAAATGTTAGAAAAAATAAAAAATAATATCATAAAATAATATCATAAAATAATATCATAAAATAATTATTCCTTTTGTATAAAATATATACCGAAAAATATCATAATCATTCCAATAACACTATATTTATTAATATTTTCTTTAAATATACAAAATCCTGTGATTACAGATAAAATTAATATAATGGATTGTTGTAAATAAATATATTCAATTAATTCTGTATTTTGTATTAAATAAGATGATAAAAATATAAAACATGATATAATTATACTATTAATAATAGTAGGTATATATTTTTGAGTTAATAAATTATGTTTAATATCTTTATAATCTATTTTTTTTGATATTATTAATAATGGTATAGATATACAAAAAATGATTATTTGTTTAATAAATGTGTCATTTACTAATGTTATATTATTTAATGAATATTTTGTAATGGATGTACTTATATTTGCAAAAATTGATAGTAAAATTATAAAATATAAATTATTTATTACCATTTGAATTATCAATATTATATAATGACTCTAAAAAAAATATACAATATCGATGCGATTACATATAATGAGCAAAATAAATCTGATATATATCATGAAGTTGGTATAGATGAAGCTGGTAGAGGACCTTTATTAGGACGTGTATATACAGCATCTGTTATATTACCATATAATGATGATTCTATTGATTTTTCATCTATTAAAGATAGTAAAAAATTTACATCTGAAAAAAAAATACAATCTGTATTTGAATTTATAAAAAATATAGCAATTGATTATTCTATTTCATATAAAGATGAATCTGATATTGATAAATATAATATTTTACAAGCAACAGTTCAATCCATGCATGATTGTATACAAAAATTAAATATAATTCCTGATCATATTATTGTTGATGGAAATTATTTTAAACCATATAGTTATTATGATCATGATAAAGAACAATTAAATACTATATCACATACATGTATAAAAAAAGGGGATGCTTCATATTATTCTATTGCTGCAGCATCTATATTAGCAAAGGTATCGAGAGATAATTATATAAAAAAATTATGTTCTCAAGAACCGGAATTAAATGAATATTATCATTTATTATCAAATAAAGGATATGGAACAAAACAACATATTCAAGGAATAAAAGAACATGGATATTCAAAATATCATCGTAAATCATTTCATCTACGAGATTTATAAATATTTGATTTAAAATTAAACAAAATATTTATTAAATTAAAAATAAAACAATTATTAATAAAAACTCATTATTACAATCTAATCTAATCTAATCTACTTCTTCTACTTTTGGTTCTGATGGTTCTGATGGTGGTTCTCCATTCATACCAGGCATTCCGCTCATACCTTCTGGCATATTTGGCATACTAGACATATCTGGCATTCCACCTGCTTGTGCAGTCTTTGCATACATCTCTTGTAAAATTGGATTAATCATAGACTCCAAATCCTTTTGACGACTATCATACTCTTCTTTTTCTTCATCTTGATGTTCCTCCAACCATGACAAAGTGTCATCTACTTTTTCTAAGATAGGTTTAGCTTTTTCTTTAATATCTTCTGGTGTTTCTTTTTTATCTAAACTATTCTTCATATTATAACAATAACTCTCCAATCCATTCTTTGATTCAATTCTTGATAACTTTTTATTATCCTCTTCCTCAAATTCTTTTGCCTCTTTACATTTTTGTTCAATTTCTTCCTTACTCAATCTACCTTTCTCATTTGTAATTGTAATATTATTCTTCTTATTTGTTGATTTATCCATCGCTGATACATTCAAAATACCATTTGCATCTACATCAAAACAAACTTCAATCTGTGGAACACCTCTCGGAGCAGGTGGGATACCTTCCAATTGAAATTTACCCAATGGATTACAATCTCTTGTAAATTTACGTTCTCCTTCAAATACCTGAATCAATACACCAGGTTGATTATCTGCATATGTTGAAAACACCTGCGATTTCTTTGTTGGAATTGTAGAATTTCTTTCAATCAAAGGTGTCATTACACCACCTGCTGTTTCCAATCCAACCGACAATGGAACAACGTCAATCAATAACAATTCACTTGTTTTACTATCACCATCACCATTCAAAATAGCAGCTTGAACCGCCGCACCATATGCTACAGATTCATCCGGATTAATACTTTTATTCAACTCCTTACCATTAAAAAATCCTTCCAATAATTCTTGGACTTTTGGAATACGTGTAGAACCTCCTACCAAAATTACTTCATCAATATCAGATTTTGACATCTTTGAATCAATCAATACCTGTTCTACTGGTTTCAACACATTTCTAAATAAATCTGAACATAAAGATTCAAATTTAGCTCTCGTTATACTCATCGTATAATCAACACCTTCATACAAAGAATCTATTTCAATATTTGCAACTGTTGATGACGACAACGTTCTTTTAGCACTTTCACATGCGGTCTTCAATCGTCTCATAGATCTAGCGTTATCTTTCAACTCCATCTTATGTTTCCTTTTGAAATCTTGAATACAATGTTCCAATAATCTATGATCAAAATCTTCACCGCCCAAATGTGTATCACCTGCTGTCGCCTTTACCTCAAATACACCATCATCTAACGACAAAATAGAAACATCAAATGTACCACCACCCAAATCAAAAATTAATACATTTGTCTCTTTATTTGATTTTTTATCAATACCATATGCAATTGCTGCTGCTGTTGGTTCATTAATAATTCTCAATACTTCCAATCCTGCAATCGCACCAGCATCTTTTGTTGCTTGTCTTTGTGAATCATTAAAATATGCTGGAACTGTAATTACTGCCTTCTTCACATCTTCACCCAAATATGATTCAGCTGTTTGTTTCAATTTACTTAAAATTGCTGCCGAAATTTCTTCAGGAAAAAAATCCTTCTTCTCTTCCTTATAATCCACTTCAATTTTTGGTCTACCATCTTCTGATTTAATAATAGTAAATGGAAATAATTTTCTATCTTTAACTACACTTTCGTCGTCAAATTTTTTACCAATCAATCTTTTGGCATCATAAATAGTGTTCAACGGATTCATTGCTGCTTGATTCTTTGCAGCATTACCTACCAATCTTTCTGTATTTGTATATGCTACATAAGATGGTGTAGTTCTAAATCCTTGATCATTTGCAATAATATTTACATTTCCATTTTCATAAATTCCAACACATGAATAAGTTGTTCCTAAATCGATTCCAACAGCACGAGTCATATGATTACGTAATCAATTATATACATATTACTTTAAATTGTTTTAGATATATATTTTGGATAAATATATATTGGATGAATATATAATAAAAATGTGGAATTAAAATCTAAGAAGAGGATAATAGGGAATATGGAATATATAGATTCAATATATGAAGTAAAAAATATATCAATACATAGTGAAGATAGGAATATTCAATATTGGAAGAATGCAAGTCATTTTTCTATTGATTTACCTGAACCAGTTAAAAATATAAAAGCATTACAATTAAAAGACATAGAAATGCCTATTTTATATTCCTTTTCTAAATCATATAATAATTGTTCATTTGATATATCATGTGATTTTCAGGAAAGTGTTTCAATCAAAACAATTACTATTACAGAAGGTAATTACACAGGAGAACAAATGGCATTTGAATTACAAAACCAATTGAATTATATATTTAGAGGAAATGATAATGTATATGATTCTAATGATGTATCTAAACAATTTCATGTATTTTATCATGAAGTAATGGATAAATGTATTATAATACATCCAACTCAGAAATTTGAACTATTTAAAACAGATGAAACTAATAATTATGATCTTTTGTATTATTTAGGATTTGAATATAGTTCATCGAGAGATAAAACAAATGGTATATCGTCTATGGGTTATGATCTATCATTAAATAATTTAGATACTATACATTTCATGTATTCTTCAATAAAATCAACAAATCCGAATATAAATGAACATCCATTACAATATTTGGGTTCTACTATGAACTCATTAAATGTTGTTATTCCACATACTAAACAACGTATATATGGAGAGAAAATGATTTATATAGAGGTAGATGGTTTTAATTCTATAAATGAGTTAGAACCAAATACAACGAAATCATTTAAAGTTAATTCGGCTATTTCATATGTAAAAAATAAATATAAATCTGATATTATATCACATGATAATGAAAGTATTATAAGTGACAATCAAACTATATTCAAAGTAACAAAGGAAAGAATTCAAAAATTAACATTTAAATTTAGGTTTCATAATGGAAAATTTGTTGATTTTCATAATTCTCCATTTTCATTTATGTTGTCTTTTACTACAATTCGTGAATAATGTATATATTTAATTATTCATAATAAACATTGTTGAATATAATATAATATAATATTATTTTTATAAACAATAATATAAACAATATTATAAACAATATTATAAACAATAATATTATTATATGTATAATGTATCCATTATATTTAATTAAATATTCGTTTCTTTTTATTCGAGGATGTTTTAATAAATTTTTTAAAATACAAGATAATGATTATATTATACAAAATGATTCATCTCTCCATCAAATACTAACCAATCATTTAGATAAACAAAATAATTATAACGACTATTATAACAATAATGAAACAAAAATAAAAAACAAACAAAAGGATAATTCACACAAAATATTTAGCATTGCACCAGGTGGATGTCATATATTATATACATCAGGTATAATAAAATACATTTCCGAACATAAAGAAAATATGAAAAATATTATGTCATTTGGAAATAGTACAGGTTCTATTGTTTCAACCTTTATTACATCTGATATATCTTTTTCAAAATATGAAAGTTTTATTTATTCATTTTTAGATGAACTTTCTGAATGTAAATTTAGAAATGTTTTATCATTATTATCTACATATTTACATAAGATTTTACCAGATGATACACATATATTATGTTCTAGTAACAATATAATTTTAACAACAGGACTTTATATAAATTACCCATCGAGAGATTATTATACTTTTTATTTTATACAAACGTTATTATTGGGATTATTTACATATTTCAATCTGTATAATCTCTCCATCATCAATTGTATAATAACTTCATTTGTATTTATAAATGATATTGTAAAATCAGTTCCTTGTTATTTTTATAAGTATGAAAATAAAAAACAATTAATAGAATGTATTTTATGTTCTTGTAGTATTCCATTTATACAAGATCAATATAAATTAAGAACTCCACCTAATAATATATGCTGTCTATTAGATGAACATAAACGTGAAGATATAAAATATTGTATAGATGGAGTATTAAGTATAAGACATTGTATTTTTGGTTCATATGATAACCAAAATAAATCAAATAACCAAAATAAAAATTATTCAACTATTACATTAGATTGGAATAATAGACATTATCCAAAACCATGTATATATCCTACAAATAAATTAGAAACTAAGGTATTTTCTATACCTGAATATACATTAGTTAAAAAAATAATGAACGTAGGTTATAATGATGTTAAAGATTATTTTTTATAATTTATATTATATTATATTATATTATATTATATTATATTATATTATATTATATTATATTATATTATATTATATTATATTATATTATATTATATTATATTATATTATATTATATTATATTATATTATATT